TTAACATCAGTTGCATTAATCGTAAAGTTTACGTTAGTACCTAGCTGTTGTAGTCTTTCATTAGAAACAATCTCTCCGTCCTGATTAGGTACAAATAACTCTCTGCCACGTTCTCCAACTAGATATGCGTTTGTTTGTACTACTTGTGTTACTGAACCTTGCGTGTCTGATTCTGTTTCAGGTGGAATGATTGTAAATGTTTCTAATCTTGATCTTTGTTTCATAAGAAAAGCTTTGATTGGTGAAAACTCTGCTCTTGTCATAGGTGGGTATTGCAAAGTTATAGCAAACTTTTGACCATCAATTTGTCTAGCTTGTACTCTGCCAGATGTAGTTACAGATGTAATCGTTTTTTGTTCTGAACTAATATTGGCTGATTTTGGTGTAGGTGATGTAGGTAATTGTCCACTCATATTATACTAACGCTGGTTTTCCTTTTTGGTTTAATGCAGAATTGACAATGTTTACAATTACTGCTCTATTATCAATTAATAATTCTTTTACGCCTTTAACATCTGTTGCATTAATCGTAAAGTTTACTGACGTTCCTAATTTTTGCATATTTTCATTTGATACAATCTCTCCGTCTTGTTGTGGAATAAATAATTCTCTACCACGTTCACCCACTAAATAAGGTTGTCCATTATTTACAACACCGCCGTTTGCTCTAGCTTGTACTTTACCACCTTCTGCAAAACCAAAAAAACCACCACTGAAAGCTTTGACTGCCGCTATCGCAGTTTCTAATCCTAATTCTTTTTGTTTTTCTCTGTTAAGTTTTTTTGCGTCTTTAATTTTTTTATCATCTTTATCACTAAAGAATTTAGCTAATGCCTTTTCAATAAATAATAAAGCAATACGCTCTAATGTTTTTTGAATAATAGTAATTAATAATTGTTGCGCTAATTTCTTAAATACATTGTTTAAATTTTTACCTAATACTATTGATTCAGCGATACCTCTTGAAACGCCTTTAACACCCATTTGAATGACGCCAACTAATTCTTTTTCAATTCTAAATTTATCATTAACTTTTTTTAATTCTTCAACTGTTCTTTGTAAAATTGATTTATTTTGAATCAGTCCTGAACCAAGTTCACCTGTTTTGTTTTTAGCTTTTTCAATTTCCCTGTCGTACATTGTAAAGAAATCCATAAACTCTTGTTCAAAACGATCTATAAATTCTATATTAACTCCAGGGATTTGATTTATTATTCTTAATAATTTATCAATTTGATCTTCAACAAAATTAACTGCATCACCCACGCCTCTTATAGCGCTAGCAATTATTTTTACAGCGCCAGTTAAAACTGTACCTATGGTATTTGCTATACGTTCAAGGGCTAATTCATTTTCTTTTAAAAAACCATCAAGCGCTTTAGTTTCATCTTTTAAAGCATCAAAAAACTGTGCACCAGCAACAGTACGTTTAAAATTAAATAGCTTGTCGCCAAGCATTGAAAGTGTTCCTGTAAATGTGTTTGCTAGTTCATCTGTTTGATTACCAAACTGACCACCTTTACCGAAAACTCTTTGAAATGCTTTTATAGTTTCTTCTGCTGTAACAGTTGCGCCTTGCTTAAATCCAAGCATATCTCTAACGCCTTTTTCTCTAAAAATATCAGCCGCCGCAATACCACCTGAAAATGCTCTTTGTATTTGTTCACCAGCAGTTTTAAAATCAATTCCTGTTAAAGCCGCTACGTTACCAGTGATGTCTAAAATTTCTGCTAGATTATCTGCGTTGCCTGCCACAACTGCTAAATTACCTGATGCCGCTTGAATTTCTTCTAAAGAAAAAGGCACACGACCAGCAAATTTTGCCATAACGTCAAATGCCTTGGCACCTTCTTGTGCTGAACCAAATAAACCTTTTAATCTAACTTGTAAATCTTCTACTGATCTACCAACTGAAATAAATTCTTTGACAGCTATCCCTACACCTAAAGAAGCGATTAAACCTTTGAATGAAAATAAACTTGATTTTACACTACTGAAAGCTTTTTTTGTATTATCAACGGCGTCTAGGCGTATTTTTAAATTGGACGTTGCCACTACTTAATTTCTCCTTATCTGCCTTCACCTTAAAGTATGCCAGCCAACATAAAAATTCTTCTTCCGTCATAGCTAACACTTCTTCCATACTTTTATGCAATTTTTCTCCCAAAGCAAGTACGGAATATAACTCTGGGTCGTATCTTACTTTTTTTCAGCTTCCTCGCTAGATATACTGTTTAACATCATGGTTGCTACTCTACCAATAATGTCAGGGTCAGCGCTGTTTAATAATGTTTTTTTATCATCAAGCTTAAATAATTTATTACCATCAGCGTCTAATGATTTTAAAACTATAGCGTCAACTAAAACTGCTAAATCATCATTTTTAGCATTTTTAAAAAGGTTTCTTTTTTCTGCTAATGTAAATGGTTTGCAATATATAATCAGGGGTTTGCCTTCCTCGCCCCACTCAGCGACTTCAATTTTCTTGATACCCTGATTTTCAAAATGATCTTTAACTCTATCTATAACACTCATGCTTTATATTCCTTACTATACTGTGCTTTCTGTTAATCCACCTGAACCAGTAAATGAAATTTCCATTTCAACCATTCCGTCAAATGAAGCATTAATAGTTCTGCCAGTAACAATAGCTGTTCCACTGTAATATGTATCACCAGCTTCTGCCCCTTCTGGGTAGATTTCTAAAGTGATAGAAGCACCTGCATCTAAATTGCCTTGTGCTGTGTCAGTTTCATCAAAGAATACAGAAGCAGTACCAGTAAATGCTGTTAGGCCTACTTTGTATGATCTTGATGAATCACCCATTGAAGTATCTTCAATAGTTTCTGCAGTACTTTCAAGTGAATATGATCTTAACTCTCCAAGAGTGTCAGATCCAATCTTGATTGTACCTTCTGATCCTGTATGTGTTGCCATACGTTTTCTCCTTGTTTATTGTTATGGTGTTCCAGCAGTATATTGATAAGTTACTCTTACAACTACTCGGATGCCACCTATTGGGTAAAGAGTTCCTTCGTCAGTAGATACATCTACGATTTCAGTTCTCTTTGCATATCCGCCCCTTGTCCTGTCGGATTCTAGGGTAGATTCTATTGTTTCTATAAGTTGGTTTCTTTTTGTGTCAATGTTAGTATCTGTTCCTTTGACAAAACCAATTAGAATAAAATCTGCTTGTGCTTCTCTAGTTACTGTGCTTGATGTCATGGTTTGATCTGATCTTATTTCATTACCTGATTGAATAAAAACTGCTGGATATTGTTGTTGCGTAAGTTCATCAACATCAAATGGTTCTCTAGTAATTTTTTTTAATGTTATAGGTGATGTTACAGCATCTAAAACTGATATAATATTTGAAGCTATGTTTTCTCTAGTACTCATATTTTGTTTACCTTAAATAGTTCTTTAGCAAAAAAATCAATTAATGTCTTTTGTTCTTTATCACCTATTAAGAAAAATGGTCTTTTTTTCTGGTTTCCTACTGCTTTAGCATTTTGAAATTTATTAGCAAAAAATAAAATTGCTTTTTTTGAGTCAGATTTTTGTGTCATATTAGATAACATTTGACCACTAAAATTTAAGTCAGGAAATGCAGTTTTTCTACCAGCATTTTTTCTGAATAATTTGTATTCAGGTTTATAAGGTTTAAAAGCTTTACCATCAGGATCTTTACCTTTTTCTGTTCTTTTTCTAATTCTTGCTAATAAAAATTCAGCAGTTCTGCCTAAAGCTATATTGACTGCTCTTGGGTTTGTTCTTTCAAACTTTTCTATTTTTCTTTGTACGCTTTTTCCAAGATTAGGAATAAGAAGTCTGGCAAAAAAAATCATCTGACCATTCTTAGTCTATGGTATGGTTCTTTCTCTGAAGCTGTTATAGTTCCTGAATTATCATCATCATATTCAACGCCGTCACGCAAAACATTTTGAAATTCTTTAGCATACTCTGTTTGATAATATTTTTGCATCATTTGAAATCTATCTAAATTATCTTGAGAATTAAATTTAGTTAATAGTGGGCATACATAATCTGCTAACATTTTAAATATTGAACATCTGTTCCATTGTGTATCTGTTAATTTTGTTCCGTCCATTTCAATAGTTTCTAAAACTGAAATATCTTCTTGAATGTTTCTTTGGTAAACAGGGAACCATTCTATTCTTAATTGTCTTTCAATATCTTC